TTTTTAGTGCCAGGTCATTGGAGCTAATACGCCCAACCATTCGTGCGCCACAATCAGAGCTGTGGTTTAGCTGGAACCCTCACCACGCCTCTGACCCTGTAGACAAATTTTTTAGGGGCTTAACGCCACCAGATAACGCAATCATCCGCAAAGTAACCTATGAGGATAACGATTTCTTGCCAGATGAAATGCTGGAAGAAATGGAAATAGATCGTGAAAACAACCCCGATAGATTTGCTCATATATGGTTAGGTGAGTATGCACCACAAGCGGTTGGTGCTATCTGGAACATGACAAATATACACGAAAACAGGCAACACGATATTCCAATGTTGAGGCGTATTCTTGTAAGTGTTGACCCAGCTGTAAGCAACACAGACCAGAGTGACGAGCATGGTATTATCTGTGGTGGCATAGGCGAGGACAACAGGGGCTACATTATAGACGATGTATCAATGAGAGGCAGCCCACAACAATGGGCAGAACGAGCCGTTGCAACTTATGACAAGTATGAGGCAGACGCTATTGTAGTTGAGCGCAACCAAGGTGGTGACATGGTGCGCCACACAATTAAAACAGTAAGACCACAAATAAAGATAGTTGAGGTGACAGCAACGAGGGGAAAGCACGTTAGGGCAGAGCCAATAAGCGCATTATACGCAACCAACCAAGTAAGTCATGTTGGAAGTTACCCAGAATTAGAGGCGCAAATGTGTCGTATGACAAGCGCAGGCTATGAAGGCGATGGTAGCCCAGACCGCTGTGATGCGTTAGTTTGGCTATTAACAGAGCTATTCCCATCTATTATTAAACGCCCAAAAAGACGAAATTATGCACCAAAAGCGTCAAGTTGGATGGGGTAATTTGATTGTCAAGATAATTTTTTAGTGGTAGCTTGATGCAAAATTAGGATAGGGTATCGCATGGCAGAACAAGATAATGAGCTTATAGAGCTTGCAAAAGAACAGTTTGCACAGGCACTTGATGCTTTTGAGGCGAACCAGACACGTTATGAAAAGGACGTAAAGTTTGGGCGCATGGGCGAACAATGGAACGCTGATGATATTGAGGAGCGTAAAAACCAAGGCAGACCAAGCCTCACTATTAACAGGATGCCCAGTTTTATTCGTCAAGTAGTCAATGACGCTAGGCAAAATAAACCATCTATCAAAGTCCACCCATTTGACGATACAGCAGACCCAGATACAGCAGAAGTAATAAACGGCATTATTCGCAACATTGAGCAAGTATCAAAAGCAGACTTGGCGTATGACACAGCCATAGATTGTGCCACAAGTGGGGGCTTTGGTTATTTCCGTATTGACCTTGATTATGCTGATGACGATACCTTTGATTTAGACATACGCATTAATCGCATATTAAATCCTTTGACAATATATCCAGACGCAGCATCTACGAGCGCAGATAGTAGCGATTGGAATTATTGCTTTGTTACGGAAATGATGCCTAGAGATGAGTTTGAAGATCAATACCCAAACGCAGAGGCCATAGATTGGTCGCCCACACATTTAGACGATAATGACCAAGCGTGGTACGACAAGGATCAGGTGCGAGTTGCAGAGTATTGGGTGCGTGAGCCTATTAATAAAACTATATACTTGATGTCAACTGGCGATGTAGTAAGCGAAGAAATATACAATGAACTGCAAGCAGAGTATGAAGCAACTGGCATAGAGTTGTTGAACACCAGGGAAACAACAAGCTACAAGGTAACTCAGTACATAATGAATGGTCAGGAAGTCTTAGAAACAAACGAATGGCCAGGCAAGTATATCCCGATTGTGCCTTTGTATGGTGAGGAAATATTTATAGATGGCGAAAGGCATTTCTTTAGCCTCATTCATTTTGCCAAAGACGCACAAACTATTTACAACTACTGGCGCACGACTACAACAGAGCTAGTGGCAATGGCTCCAAAGACACCTTGGATTGGGCCAGCAGGGGCATTTGATACTGATTTAGACCGCTGGCAAAATGCGAATACTGAAACATACAGCTATTTAGAATACGATGGTGAAGTACCACCACAACGTCAACCCTTTGCTGGACCGCCAGCTGGGGCATTGCAAGAAGCACTAAATGCTAGTGATGATATGAAATCAGTTATGGGCTTGCACGATGCAAGTATGGGGGCTAAGTCAAATGAAATTAGTGGTGTTGCCATAAGCAAGCGAGTTCGTGAGAGCGATACATCCACCTATCATTTCATGGACAATATGGGTAGAGCGATAAGACACGCTGGCGTAATTATAGTTGATCTAATGCCTTTGATATACAGCAAGCCTAGAATGATGCGAGTGCTTGGTGAGGATGGTATGGCGCAAACAGTTGCGGTAAATCAACCTATTACAGAAGAACAGCAGATGTTGCAAGGTCAGCAGATGATGGAAAGATTTGAGGCCATGTCTGCTATTTATGATCTTACTGTTGGCAAGTATGACGTTACAGTAAAAGCTGGACCGAGTTATACAACGCAACGCGAGGAAGCAAGAGAAAGCATGATTGCTTTGTTGCAAGCCTTCCCACAAGCTGCGAGTGTTACAGGTGATCTTGTTGTTGATGCTATGGATTGGCCTAACAGCGATGTTTTTGCAAAGCGATTAAAGGCATTGTTGCCACCTGGTGTTGCTGATGATCGTGATGACCCACGAATAGCACAAATGGCGCAACAGATGCAGGGCATGGAGCAAGTTATAAATCAATTGATGGCTGATCGTGAAGGTAAACAGGCTGCGATACAAGTTGATCGTGAAAAGCTAGTGATAGATAGCCGTAAGGTAGATATTGACTATATGCAAGCTGAGACAAAACGCATGGAGGCAGAAATTAAGAACAAAGAGGCTGACATAAAGGCAGCAGAGGCCATGCGAGAAGACAGCCCTAACAACACGCCCATTATGGTAAAGCAAATGGATAACGCTATGAAGGAAGTTGCGCTAACGCAAGAGGCGCAAATAGCAACTGACAAACTAGACATAGAAAGAGAAAAGTTAGATTTAGAGCGTGATAAGCTCAACTTAGAGAAATACAAAGCTGATATGGATGCCTCTGTCAAAATGGCAGGCAAGACAGACGTTGATGTAACCATTAACGACATAGAGGTATCGCCAGCAGAGTAATTGTGCAGAGTAGATTACAGCATGGTGTTGTAATTTCTGTTTGATTATCGTGGAGAGCAAGGATATGATTATAGATGACCAAGTGGGTAGCGTAGCAGAAACGTCCACGCCCGAAGCCGAAGAAGTCGTAACAGACCAGCCCGAAGCTGAAGATCAAGATTCTGAGAGTGTTACCCAAGAAGGTGACTACGAAGAACCCGAAGAAGCTGAAGAAAGCGAAGAATCGGAGACAGAAGACGAGCAGCCCACCGAGGGTTCATTTTCTGAAACTGTTGAAGTTGAATATGATGGCGAGGTGTATGAAGTACCAAAACGGCTAAAAGACGCTGTAATGGCTACAAAAGATTACACCGAAAAGACCCAATCGCTTGCTGATGAGCGTAGGAACTACGAGGCCGAAAAAGCAGACTTCACACAGTATATGGAGGCATCAAAAGCGCAGTCAGAGCAGATAGCTAATTTAGCTGCTATAGACCAGCAGTTAAAACAATTTGAAACTGTTGATATGAACCAGCTTATTGATACCGACATAACTTCAGCCAATAAGTTGCAATATCAGAAACAGCAACTTTTGGTACAACGTGACCAACTTGTAGGAGCTATCCAACAAGGCGAGGCAGAGCGACAACGGCTACAGCACGAAAGTATGGTGCGAATAGCTGAAAAGACAGACGCAAAGTTAAGCAAGGAAGTTACAGGTTGGGGCGATGAGATGAAGGCTGATTTAGGCAAGTTTGCCGTTGATATGGGTTTGCCAGCCGACATGGTTAGTCGTGCTGTTACTTACCCAGAAATCAACATATTAAGACTAGCTCAAATTGGTTATAAAACAGAAAATCAGGTGAAGGCAGCCGTGAAGTCAAAGGATAATAAAGTGGTACGTGTAAAGCCCTCGAAAAATCTAAAGCCTAAACGACAGTCTGCGCCTAAATCACTCTCAAACGTGACTGACCCTGTTGCCTATCGGGAACTAAGGTTGGCACAAAAAAGGAAAGCGAAAGGCTAAATTATGGCTAATACAAACCTAACTATTGATCAGATCACCAACGAAGCGTTGATGATTTTGCATCAAGAACTAAACTTTGTTGGTACGATTAACCGACAATATGATGACAGTTATGCAAAGGCTGGAGCTAAAATTGGCGATAGCTTGCGTATACGTCTTCCAAACCAGTATACTGTGAGAAGTGGTGCTTCACTCAACACACAAGATGTAACAGAGCAAAGCACTACCTTACAGGTCAGCACCCAAAAAGGTGTAGATGTAAACTTTACGTCAGAAGAACTAACAATGGATATTGATAGTTTTGCTGATCGTATTCTCAAGCCAGCCATGTCTGTGCTTGCTGCTAACATTGAGTCAGACGTTATGAACGTGGTCTTGGATGTTCCAAACCAAGTAAACAACGTAGGCTCTGCCTTTTCATTTGCAAAGGCGTTAGAGGGCAACAAAACTTTAACTGACAACCTCGCACCATATACTGATCGTTGCCTCAACATGGCAACACAGGACAATGTTGATTTGGTTGATGCTCTTAAAGGGTTGTTTAATGCACAAGACGGCTTGTCAAGCAACTACAAGAAGGGACGTTTGGCTGGCCCATTTGCTGGCTTTGATGGCATCTATGAAAACACCTTGTGGCCTACATTGACCACAGGTTCGGACGATGGCACAGGCGATCACCTTGTAAATGGTGCTGGTCAAACTGGTGCTACAATTACGCACTCAAGTAATGGTAGTGGAACTTTTGTAAAAGGTGACATTATTACTTTTGCTGGTGTGAATGACGTACACCCTGAGACTAAAGCCGATACTGGTAGCCTAAAGCAATTTGTTGTGACTGCTGCTATGTCAGCAACAGATGTGACAGTTGCTATTAGTCCTTCCATCGTAACGAGTGGCGCATTGCAAAATTGTAGTGGTTCACCAACTCATACTGGTGCAATTACTAAAGTCGGTGGTGCATCTGCTGTACACAACATTTCATTAGGTTACCACAAAGACGCTGTTGCCTTTGCAACTGCTGACCTTGTTATGCCTACTGGTTGTGACATGGCTGCTCGTAAAAACATGGACGGCATCTCAATGCGAATTGTTCGTGACTATGACATTAACAACGACAAATTCCCTTGTCGTATTGATGTTCTGTATGGTTATAAGCTAATTCGTCCTGAGTTGGCAGTTCGTTACGCAAACAATTAAGATTAGTTAGGAAAGGACTAAACAAATGGCAGTAGAACAACTTACATCAGGTAATGATGATGGTTCTGTTATGGGCGCAAGCACCAGCGAAAAAATTGCTTTCTTTGGTGGAACGCCTTCTGCACAGGTAGCCATTGGTGCGCTTGCATCAGCAGCTACTATTGCTACAGCAGTTTTGCAAATACAACTCATACAAGCTGAGTTGGAAAGCAAAGGGCTGATTGGCTAATGGCTAAAATTCCCTTTGTTGCTTTAGACCCTGTTGACGAGACAGTATTTAAAGCGCATTGGGAATACAGTCATGGTTTAGGCTTGCCAGAAGTGCAAGAGAACCGAATACCTTTAGCAGTTGTGGGTGGTGGCGAGTCTGCCGCCCACAATGTTAAAGAACTACAAGAATTTGATGGAGAGGTTTGGGGTATCAACGAGGCGTTTCTGTGGTGTAAGGACAATGGCATAGAGGCTACATTTTACGCTATTGACCCAAACGAAGGTTTAGAAAATGCTTGTGGCGGAGCAAAGAAAGCTATTTTAGGCGATACTTGTGCGCCCACGTTGTTTAAAGCGTTAGAAGGTGCAGAAATACAGCTTGCCTCAATTAGAGGCAAGGATAGCATACAGGCAACAATCTCAGCAGCTTGTACTGCGCCTTTTATAGCAGCACGATGCAGTCACACACATTTAACCTATTACGGATGTGAAGGCAGTTTTACAGGGAAGGAGACGCATATATATCGTAACGCACCTAATCCTCGTTTATGGGTAAATTGCGGAGGCAAAGAGTATCAGACCACTTCACAATACATTATGGGGACAGAATTTATTGCACAAGTAGCTAAAATTGTGCCAACATGGATAACAGCAGCAGACAATGGATTTTTATCAGCATTAATTAAGCATGGCGATTATGATGTAACCTTTATCTCAAGAGAAATACAAAATGCAATTGATGAAGCAAACTTGATAAAATATGGGGAAGTTTTTGCATAGAGGTTAGTAATGATTACAAAAAGAAATACAAAAAAAATTAAAAAAGTTGTAAAAAGTTTAAAGAAAGCGTCAAAGGCTCATGCAAGCCAAGCGAAAAGTTTAAGCAAGGTAATTAGACCCAAAGGCAAGAAAAGGTGAGATTATGAAGTATTATATTCGTGACTTAGAAGATGGGACAGTACAGAGGGTTGCGTTTGCAGAAGACCCTGGCAAATCAACACCACAATGGCGGTTAGATGACACGCCACGAAACGCACCAGAAAAAAAGGCAAAAGCAGTTAAAAAAACAACTGCAAAAAAGAAGGCTAAAAAGTAATGGCTATTACGGATTACGCTAGTCTCAAGACCACTATTGCAGACTATTTGCATCGTAGTGATTTGTCTGATGCGATCATAGCTAATTTTATACAATTAGGTGAGGTAAGGCTAAATAGAAACTTGCGAGTTTTACAGCAAGAAGCAACTGCAACTTTAACTCTAAGTGCGGACGCTTCAAGCGTTAGTTTGCCTAGTGATTGGATAGAAACAATTGATGTAATTTACAGTGATGACAAGCGTAATATACAGCCACAAAACATACGCAATTTAAACTCGCAGCGCACGACAGACGCGACTAAGGGCAGACCTCACTTATATGCTACAACTAATGGCACAATGATTTTTGAGCTTATTGCTGACCAAACGTACAGCATTTTGTTGAATTACTTTAAAAAGTTTGACGTTGCATCCGATAGTACAAACTGGCTTTTAACTAATGCGCCAGACGCTTACTTGTATTCTGCGCTCATTGAGGCAAAAGGGTATATTAAAAACTTGCAAGATTTGTCTTTGTGGGCTGATGGCTTAACTGTGGCAATAAATGATCTTAACAGGTTGGATAACAGAACGAGGCGCAACGCTACTATGAGGCTAGATAGTGCGCTAGTTAGAACAGGAAGATTTGATATTAACAGAGGCTTCTAATGTTGCAATTTGGCGAGTTTTTACCAGATCAGTCTGATTATACAAATGTTGGCGCAACAGATGCTAAGAACTGCATACCATTAACTAATAAAAGCTATGCGCCCTTGCGAGATTTGTCGCCTGTTATAGATGCTTTGACAAATCGCATACAAGGTGCTGTTTCAATGCAAGAGTCAGATGGAACACAGCACACGTTCTGTGGAGACAATCAGAACTTGTTTTTATTAGGCTCAAGTGCCTTTGCTGAAATATCCAAATCAACTAACGCCTATACTTGCGCTACAGACGATCATTGGGACTTTGTGCAGTATGGAGATAGGGCAATTGCTGTCAACGGTCACACAGACGCTCCACAAAGTTTTGTAATGGGAACATCAAGCGACTTTGCTGATTTAGGAGGTAGTCCACCACAGGCGAAGCATTGTGGCGTTGTTGGCGAGTTCGTTATGTTTGGCAACATTGACGATGCAACAGATGGAGTGGTTCCGAACAGAGTGCATTGGTGTGCTATTAATGACCCAACAGACTGGCCTACGATCGGCAGTAGTGACGCAGCACAAAAGCAAAGTGACAGGCAAGACCTCAAAAGTGGCTTGAGTGTGCAAGCTATTATAGGGGCAGTTGGTGGTGCTGATGGTGCTATATTTATGCGGAATAGTGTGTTTCGAGTGTCATACGTAGGTGCGCCTCTTGTGTTTGAGTTTAAAGAGGTGGAAAGAGGACGAGGAACTATTGCATCACAGTCTGTTGTCAATGTCGGAGCTTTTGCGTTTTATTTGGCAGAACAAGGATTTTTTGTTTTTAACGGCTCAACCTCACAAGCGATTGGCAACCAAAAAGTTGATAAATTCTTTTTTGCTGACTTAGATTTTAACTTTTTACATCGCATAACAGCAGCACAAGACCCAGTAAACAAGTTAGTTTATTGGAGTTACCCTGGTGCTGACAACATAGATGGCAGGCCAAATAAGGTCATTATATACAACTGGGAAATAGGGCGTTGGTCGTATGGCGAAATAACGGCTGATTTAATTTTCACTGACACCTCACCTGGCTACACAATGGACAACATTGATGGCTTTGGCAACATTGACGCTATTGACACAACCTTTGATGACAGGTTTTGGGTTGGTGGTTTGTCTTCATTGTCAGCTTTTAACAGCGCACATCGGTTGTCTACTTTTACAGGCTCTGCATTAGCCACAACCTTAACAACAACAGAGTTTGGGGGCATGGAATTGTTTAGCAAGCCTAACGAGCGATTGTATGTTAATGGAGTTAGACCCTATGTTGATGGTGGCACAATAACAGTTGAGCTAGATTATCGTGATAGCCCTAGCGGTTCTGTAACTACAGACGGACCGAATAGCGTAGATGCTAATGGCACAGCTCACTTTACACGTTCTTGTCGTTATGCAAGGGCAACAATAAAAGTAGCAGCTGGTGGCACATGGACACACGCACAAGGCGTAGATTTAGACGTTAGTGAGGATGGTACAAGTTAGTGACAGTAACAGAGTTTAACACACCACCTAGTGACTTAGACGATCAAAAGAAACTTGCACGTTTGCAAAGTCAGAGCATTGCTGGTTTGATGTTTGGGCGTAGCAATAACGTAATAGATTTTACTGTAACGCAAAATGCTGCCACGACTACAATAACTGACTCTAGGCTTGGCGTGAATACAGCTTTGTTTTTTATGCCGACAACGGCTAATGCAAGTGCTGAGATCGGTGCTGGCACAATATATGTAGGACAGTCAAACAGGGTGAATGGTTCTGTTGTAGTTACTCATGCGAACAATTCACAGACAGATAGAACGTTCAAGGTAGTAATGGTGGGATAATGCTGGATCACGTATTAGTTTTGTTGGCACAATCGCCAACGCATCATTATTGGACGATAAAAGAAGTAGCAACACGCATAATACCACCTGTTAATTTAAATCAAAATGTAGGCATAATAGAAGATGGTTATTTAAAGGCATGGGCAAGTTGGGGCTTTCTTTCTGAAGAAAAGAGTGATAAGTTTTTAGATGGTGATTACGAGTTGATGCCAAGAGATTGGAGAAGCGGCAACGTTCTGGTCTTTATGGATTTTGTAGCCCCTTATGGGCATACAAGAAAATTGTATAGAATGTGTCGCAATCTATTCCCAAAATACCCAAAAGCTGAGTGGAGGCGACACCTTAAAAACAAGAGGGTAGGAGTAATGTTGAATGGCTAGTGGACCAGGTGGTTCAGGTGATCCAGATAGCAATGAAGAAGCCCAAGAGTTTACGAAGGGGTTTGCAGAAACTGCTTATGCGCCTAACCCAGATAACGAAGGTGGTATATCTGATGCTGCTGTTGCGCTTGCAGACATCAATCAAGAGCCAACCAGTTTAGAAGATTATGATGTTACTGGGCAAATTTTTGGATTTGGGCAACCAAGTTTTGCGCCAGCAGGGACGCCACAGGTAGGACAACAACCACAAACTTTCATGGATAAAGTTGTTGAAGAGGCAAAGAGCAAAACACTAGGGGATGTTTTGTATAGTGCTGCTACTGCTGCGTTGCCACAGCCCTTTGGGTTATTTGGAATGGGTCTTAATGCTTTAGCTAATGCAACGTATGATCCAACAAAAGGAAGTTATAGACCTAACATGATGCCAAGGACTGATTATACTTTAGGTAATATGTTTGGGTTAGGGCCAAAAGGTGCATTTCCTAACAATGAAATGGCCTATGAATTTGATCCAACTTATACAAGAGATGTGTTTACTGATCGTAGTAGGATAACAGATGATCAGTCAGAGGGAGGAAACCAAGACCCTGACCCTTATGGAAGACGTTATTTGTTACCAACACCACAAACAACAGCACCTGTAGAGCCAATGGTAAACAATCCTTTGCCATTGACCCCTTACGATTACCAGAAGCAAAAGTGGATGGGTAATCAGTTTATATTAGCACCTATTAGGAGAACATAGCTATGAGTAGCGGTAGCAAGCCAGCCACTTACCAGACAACTACAACAAGTGCTGCACCTTGGTCTGGACAGCAAGAATATCTTACAACTGGCTATCAAAGGGCGAGAGATGATATTTTAAACAGGCCAACAGAATTTTATCCTAATTCTACAGTTGTGCCGTTTTCACCTGTAACAGAGCAGGCATTGACAATGCAAGAGCAAAGGGCATTAGCTGGCTCACCTGTTACGCAAGCTGCTCAGTCTCAAGTTCAAAGCACAATACAAGGAGATTTTCTTAATGCTAACCCTTATTTGTCACAAGCTATTACAGACGCTACGCAGCCTGCTATAGAAAGGTTTCAAGAAGATATTGTGCCAAGCATACAATCAGCATACAGCAGTGCCGGACGATATGGATCAGGGTTACAGCAAAGAGGCGAAGAAAGAGCAGCGCAAGCTGCTTTAGATCAAGTCTCAAAAATTGCTACAGATATGTCGTATCGTAATTTTGCTGATGAAAGAGCAAGGCAGTTGCAAGCGTCTGCATTAGCTCCAGAAATGGCAAGACAGGATTATGTAGACTTGCAAGCCTTAAAAGGAGTTGGCGTAGAGCGTGAGGGCATGGCTGGCGCACAACTACAAGAAGACATACAAAGGTTTGCACAGCAACAGCAAGCACCTAAAGACGCATTGTCACAGTATATGGCACTCGTTGGAGGTGGTGGTTACACAGACACAACGCAGACAACGCCTTTATATAGAAACTTAGCTGGTGATATATTAGGTGGTGCAGCAACAACGGCTGGCATAGCTGGAACGTTATTTGGGCGTCAAGGCATCTTTCCGTATGGGGGTTAATTAAATGATTATGAACAAAAGGTTTCCTGGTTTACTTGTTACCCCTGCTGACAAGGAGCAAGCCCTTTATAGTGGATTAATGGGACTAGGCTCACAACTTGCACAAGGCTACACAACACAGCCATCATCATTTTTGCAAAGATTAACACAAGGTGGTCAGGCATTTCAAAAAGCCTATGGTGACAAGATAGCCACAACGAAGGCAGAGCAATTGCAAAATATGCAAGCTCAATCTGCACAGGCACAATTAGAAGCGCAAATGATGAAGATAAAAGCCGAGGCAGACCGAAAGAAAGCACAAGAAGATTATTTTAATATGCTCAATCCAAGAACAGGAACTTATAGCCCTAACATGATGGATAGCATGGAGCAAACGGATGATATGGGCAATGTAACTAACACCATGTCACAGGCTGAAAAGGACAATTTACTTTTCCGTGCTACTGGACCTGCATTTTTTGAAACACTATTAAGACAAAGATTTCCAACACCACCAACTGGTAGAGAAGCAGCGGGATTGCAGTACGCAGCAGAATTTAGAAGAATACAGGCATTGCCAGACAAAACAGATGCACAAAAAGCAATTAAAAAGCAAGAGTTAGAGAACTTGGAAAAATCATTAAAACTTGGCAGAATAGCAGATGTTGGAGGAATGTTCCAACTTTTAACCCCATCTAGTGCGCCAAAAACATTAGCAGAAAAAACATTACCACCAGAAAAACAACCAATAAATATTGAACGTGCAAAAAAAGCCGAACTATCAGCAAAAGAAACACAAGAAGCAGCTGGAAAGGCTTTTGAAACTTTAGATAAAGTAAGGGTAAGCATAGGAAATATTAATGATGCGCTCGCTGCTATAAGAAAAGGTGCAAGAACTGGTCCATTAATGCAATTCTTACCTAGCTTAAATAGAGCATCAGTTGAGTTGGATAACATTCAAAACAGAATGGGTTTAGACGTTATTGGCAATGTTACATTTGGCGCACTATCTAAAGGTGAGCTTGATTTAGCATTACAGACAGCAATACCAACAGGACTAAAACCTAAAGCTTTAGAACAATGGTTAATTACAAAAAAGAACGCACAAGAAAAACTTGCTAAATACCTTGAAGAAGCTGCACTTTATTTAAGCAGAGATGGTAACACGTTGGCTAGTTGGACTGAATTACAACAAAAACAGCGCAAATCAAAACAAAACAACTCGACATCTTTTAATCCTAAAATGTCAGATGATGAAATTCTTGATTTTTATGGGGTGAAACGCTAATGGCTGAATTAGAAGAATTAACGCAAGCTCTTAAAAAAGCACACAATGCAAATCGTCTAGAGGACGCTCAACGCATAGCACAAATGATAAAGGACAAACAACGAGCAGATGTGTCTTTTGGTGAATATGCAACACAGGTGTTAGAGGGAGCGTCTTTTGGGTATGGTGATGAAATACTAGGAAGCCTTTACGGAGCTTATAATTCTATAGCTGAGGGTAAACCTCTTAATGAAGCAGTTAATGAAGGCATTGACGCAATACGAGCTATACAAAAGTCAGGAGAAGAAAAACTTGGCACAGCTAAAGCGTTGGCATTACAAGCAGCTGGTGGTGTTGGAACAATGTTTATTCCAGGTCTTGGCCAAGTAGGATTGGGGTTACGAGGCTTGCAAGGTTTAGGAAAAGGAACAAGCACCCTTGGCAAACTTAAACAATCTGCAAAAGTTGGTGGTACTACTGGTGCAATTACTGGAGTTGGTATGGCAGAGGGTGGTTTTTCTGATAGGGCAATGGGTGGTCTTACTGGTGGCCTTACTGGGGCTGCATTATCTCCAGCATTAACAGGAATAGCAGGGGCAGGGCGAAGTGGGATAGATTATATAGGAAGATTAGTTCCTGGTGGTACTGAAAGACAAGTTGAAAAATTAGCTCGTTCTGTTGTTTCGCCAAAACAAACAGCAGTTATGCAAACAGACATGGCAAAAATGCCTTCTGTTGGTGTACTTGGCGATGTAGCTCCAAGAGATGCAAGACGATTGCTAGGCGAAAGCATGAGGCGAATTGGTGGAGGCGAATTAGCAGATCAAATAGAAGCAAGACAGCAACAGGCATATGAAAGAATTATTCCAAAAATAGATGAGCTTGTGTCGGACAAGCCATATTTTGAGGTAGTAAAAGATATTGGAGCAAAACGAGCTTCTACAGCAAAAGCAAATTATGGAAATGCCTACGATAGTGTTTTAGAAGAAACGCAAGGCATAAAGTCTGTTATAAACAATCCAGCTATGAAAGACATTTACGAAGACGCAAAAGAAATATCAAAAATAATGGATACAAATTTTCCAGAAAATTGGGAAAACGCTAAATTATTGCCTACTGTTGAGTTAATGGATTTTATGAAGCAAGCTTTAGATGACAGAGTAAGCAGAGCGTTTAAAGCGGGTGACAATAAGCGTGCTGGTGCTTTAATAACTTTGCGTGACAAGTTAAAAAAAGAAGTAGACGATCAAGTGCCTGATTATGAAAAAGCAAGGTCAGAATACGCTGGTTATTCAGCAGCATTAGAAGCTGCAGACCAAGGTAAAAAGTTTGCAAGGGCTGCAACTGACGAAACGGCAACAGAAGATTTTGGCTCTATATTAAAAGATATGGGAACGCATGAACTAGATGCTTTTAGAGCAGGAGCAGCATCGGTTTTGAGAGATAAGGTAAGAAGCAAGGCAACATGGACTGATGTAGTTTCTGGAGGCGATCCAACACAGCCATTTAAAAGCATTTTGTTTAAAGACAAGTTAGAAAAAATGATAGGTAAAAAGGGGACTGATACTTTCTTAAAAGGTGTTGGAGGCATTGAAAGTGAAATGAAAATGGCACGCCTTGCAATGGAGTTAAAGGGTTCACAAACAGGGCAACGTAACGTAGCAGGGCAAGCTATGGACAGCCCAATGCAACTAGCAGTAGATAGTGTAGGCGCAAAAGTAGGTGAGCCAGGTTCTATGATGCGAACTTTAGGAAGAATAACAGATGCAATCAATGCGCCATCAAGTGCAGTTGCAAGAGGTTACGGAAATTTATTTTTATCTAATAACCCAATAGACAGAGCTAACGCTATAAATATGTTAATGCGCCCTCAAACTAAATTAGAGGAATTAAGCCCTGCGTTTAGAGGTGGTTTAAGCGTAGGTGGTGGCTATCTTGCTGGCTCTGGTCAAAACCCAATTTCTTCATACCTACTACCAACAGGACAATAACATGGCTGAAATAAAAGACTTATCCGCAACAGACGCAAGCAATACCGCAAGATTTCCTGAATCTATGCTACCTAGTGCTGTTAACAATGGTGCTAGAGCCTTGGAAGGCATGATAGCTCGATTTAATCAGGACACCAACGGAAGCGTAACGTCAAGTGGAACAAACACAATAACATTAGCTGCATCTTCGACATTGACAGCCTATGCTCAAGGTGATCGCTTTATGTTTAAAGCTGGTGGCACGAACACAGGAGCGGTTACTCTTAACGTGGATAGCGTAGGTGCGAAGGCTGTTCAAAAGAACCAAGCTGCATTAGTTGCTGGCGATATAACGCAAAATGATATTGTCCACGTTGTTTATGACGGCACACAGTTTCAAATGGTATCGCCACCAAAAGTACCAGTTGGATTTGGCACAGGTGACAGTCCTCAATTTACAGGCATTGAGCTAGGTCATGCTAGTGATACTACACTAACAAGAACAAGTGCAGGCGATGTAGATATTGAGGGAAACATTATTTATCGGGCTGGTGGGACTGATGTTCCTGTTGCTGATGGGGGTACTGGCGTATCAACGCTGACTGATGGAGGTGTGTTACTAGGGTCAGGCACAGGCGCAATAACAGCCATGTCTGTATTGGCAGATGGTGAAATGATTGTTGGCGATGGTTCTGGTGACCCTGTAGCAGAATCAGGAGCGACTTTGCGGACTTCTATAGGTTTGGGTACTGGTGACAACGTACAATTTACTAACTGCGTTTTAACAGGCAATTTGGACGTTCAAGGCACTACGACAACCATTGACAGCACTAACACAACAATCAAAGACCCACTTATTGAGTTAAATACAGGGGCGAGTTCTAATGCGAATGATTTAGGTATAATTGCTGAACGTGGTTCAACTGGAGACAATTCTTGTTTAATTTGGGATGAATCAGAGGACGCTTGGATTGCTGGGACTACCACCGCTACTGGGTCATCCTCTGGCAACCTTACAATAGCTGCTGCACCCTTTACCTGTTCAGCACTTACAGCCACAACTATAACAGGCTCTACAAGCCTAGCTCTAGCATCTGGTGCTACTGTTACAGGCATTAACGACACAGATAATATGAGCGATGCAAGCGCAACTACCCTAGCCACAAGTGAAAGTATCAAGGCATATAGTGACGCAAATGTAAAAGCTCCTGGTATACAAATGACCTTTGAAACTAACACGGCAGATGCTGATCAGGGGCAAGGCCGTGTTCATGCAAACAATTCAACTTTATCAAGTGCCACAGTATTATATATTGATGACCTTGCTAACGATGGCACATCAATCAATAGCTTTATAGACACGCTTGATGACCCCACAGCACCCAACTCTGCTTTAATTTATATACAAGAGGCAGGGACAGGCACGGCAGGCGTTATCTATCAAGTAAATGGCGATGTGGTTTCAGCCAGCTCATATAGTAAAGTTCCTGTATCTCATGTGGCTACTTTTGGCACTTTATCTGATGGCGATATTATAGGCGTTGTAGTGGCTTATAGCGGCAACAATGGCGCAGGAGATTTAACAGCGGCAAATAATCTATCAGATGTTGCAAGTGCAACAACATCCAGAACTAATTTAGGAGTTGGCACAGGCGATAGCCCACAGTTCACAGGTGTAAATGTAGGGCATGCCAGCGATACAACTTTAACTCGCGCAAGTTCTGGAGATTTGAACATTGAAGGAAACATTATTTATCGCAGCGGAGGTCAAGACATAAGTGTTTCTGACGGTGGGACTGGGGTTAGTAGCCTAACTGATGGGGGAATCCTTTTAGGTTCTGGCACGGATGCGATCACCGTAATGGATGCTCTAGCAAAGGGCAGTATAGTTGTAGGTGATGGGGCAACTGATCCTGTCGCACTTGCAGTAGGTGCTAACAATACTGTATTGACAGCAGATTCTTCTGAAGCATCTGGCCTAAAATGGGCTGCTGTTGGAGGTGGGGGTTATGAACTTTTATCCGCTACAACCTGTAGTGGGACCGCCAGCGTAGCTTTGGAAAGCATGGAAGCTGGCTACCACTACAGATTAATTGGCAGTAACTTAATTCCTGCAAGCAATAATAATGACCTTCACGTACAAATAGGCACTTCTGGACCAAGTTACGCAACATCTGGTTATCAGTACATAGTTGGCGGATACTTGGGAACGTCGCACACAAAAGAAGCATCAACTTCTGCAAGCCAATTTCGAGTAATAGGTCAGGGTGGTGGAACCGCAACTGGTGAACAATACTTTGTTGATATTCACATACTAAACCCTGCGCTTTCTACAGCCCGCACTCACCTTTACGGGAACGTGGGCGGCAAGGCCCATGATGGCAATATGATCGAGCAAAATTTTGTTGGATTTCGATCTACGGCAGAGGCTAATACCGCCGTGAAAATATTTTTTGCTAGTACAAATATTGCCAGTGGCACGGTTTATTTTTACAGAATTGCAGATGCGTAAGGAGTTGGAATGGCAAATGATACAAAAGTAGTTGACGGAAAAGTTGTTACTTTGACTGACGCAGAACAAACTGCGCGTGATGCAGAAATAAAAGCATACAACGATGAGGCGCATACAAGAGCGTGGGTTTCACTTCGCACAAAAAGAAACGAACTTCTAGCTGAATGCGACTGGACAGTTGCAAGCGATACTGCGTTGTCTGACAGTAAGAAAACTGAGTGGATTAATTATCGTAAATTGTTACGCGATTTTCCTGCAACGCTTAATGATACTACAGTTAAAGGCACAATTACGTGGCCTACAAAACCAAGTTAAAGGAGATAGGCATGGCAAAAAAAATGACAAAACAACAAAAGATAAAAAGGTTAAAAGCACAGAAGCCAGGGTTGTATCGCAACATTAATTTAAAAAAATTAGGTGCTGGCAAAACGAAAACAACGCGCAAGATTGGCTCTAAAGGCGCACCAACAGCCGCTGCTTTCAAAAGAGCTGCCAAAACTGCTAAAAAGAGATAGCTCTTATGGCTAAATCAAAGCCAATACGAAGGACTACGACAGGAAAAGGTGCTAACTATCGCCCAACTAAAAGTGGTGCTGGCATGACCAAAAAGGGCGTGGCAGCTTACCGCAGAGCAAATCCTGGCTCTAAACTACAAACAGCCGTAACAGGCAAAGTAAAGGCAGGGAGCAAAGCAGCCAAGCGCAGAAAATCTTATTGCGCTAGATCACTAGGTCAATTAAAAAGAAGTTCTGCTAAAACAAGAAACGATCCTAATTCAAGAATAAGGCAGGCACGTAGACGTTGGAAGTGCTGACATGGTTGTTGCTGAATCCCTTGCCGTATTTGCATTAGCAAAAAAAACTATTGATGTGGTAAGCTCCGCAGTAGACACGGCTGAGTCTGCTACGTCCTTGTATCAAGGGCTTGACAAGCTGTTTCAAGTTAAGGATCAAGTTGCACGGGAAGTAAACAAGCAACAACCTAAAAAACCAAAATCAAAACTCCACAATATATTTAACAGAGTAACTAAAGAAGATGCAGACGATGATCTAAGTGTTGGTTCTGTTGCTGCTATGGTTCTTGAGCAAAAAAAACTTGACCGAAAAATACTCAACCTTGGTATCCGCATAGATAATAAGTTCGGTGAAGGGACTTGGGACGAGATACTAGAAACTCGTGAGAAAATGATAGCCGAACGAAAAGAAAAAAAACGAAAAGCAAAACAGAAACAAAAACAACTTGAAGAAGAACAAGAAGAACGTTGGGAAAAAGTTTGGAGAGCTTTAATTGAGTTATTAAAACTTATTATTGTTGGGATAGCTGCTGGTGGAATAGGCTATATAATCTGGATTAATCGTTGTATGACAGGAAATTGCTGATGAGTGACTATGAGATAGGCGTGTATAACCGCAAAGTTCGTGAAACAATACGAAATGGTGACGAATGGAATGAAGATACAGGCATAAGCGCAGATTATGAAAACACCTTATATTTTCCTATACGAAACGCTGCTTCTATTGAAGAAGTAGAAAGGCGAGCGGCAAAATCTTTTCCACCAGAAAAGGGCTACGTTATAGATTACATTAAACTGGTTGGGCGCACACAATAATGGACGGCTCTGTTGATATTAAATTATTAGTGACACTTGGTGGCATTATTGTTTCTATGGCTGGTGCTGCTGCTGTTGCTAAAAACCAAATTCAGCGACTTACGGAAATGTTAAAAGATATGGAGGGCCGTATGCGTAATTTTGATGGTCGTGCTGATAAGCTTGAAAATACGCAAAGCACAACTCAGCAAAGACTTGACGTGATTGCAAAAATGATGTCGCCTGAGACTATGGAGAGAAGAGCGAGGGAAGCAGCTACGGTCTTGGCGAGGCTCGAAGTGCTTGAGCGCACTCAGCATAAGATTGAAAATAGAGTTGGATTGAACGGAGAAAAATAAAATGAAATTTATATTTCAGAATAAATTTATGAGAAAGGTAGCTTCATGCGTTAGCACATTAGATGCTTGGCTTTGGCGTAAATGTTGGGGTTTTAAAAAAAGAAAATGAAAAAACTTTTTCTATTGTTATTTCTTGTTGGTTGTCAGACAACTGACAAAACGATAGAGACAGCAAATCCATTGATATTGCGTTGTGACGATGCAGAAGAACTCAGCACATACTTGGAAACTCGATATAAAGAAGTGCCAAAATATGCTGGCATACTGAATCAATACAACACAGTCATGATCTTATATGTAAGCAAAAATCAAACATGGACAATTGTACACACTTTAGCCGGAAAGGCTTGCATAGTAAGCTCAGGAACTAATTGGAATAAAGTGAATTGGCGTGAGTATAAAAAAATATGAGAGCAAATAAATGGAAGTAAGTTCCGAAACAGCCGTTGCCATGCCTATTAAAAACATGGTGGGCATAATCGCTGCTGTTGCTATGGGTATTTTCGCCTATACAGAAATAACCGCACGACTGACAAGTTTGGAAACTAGCCGTGAACTTATGAACGCTGATTTACTTAAAGCTTCAGAGCAGACTACTGTGGATAAAGAACAATTTTTACTGCTCGAAAATCTGTATAAACAGGTTGAGGGGCATCAAGAGCTTCTCGATAAAAATATCCACAACCAAGTGATGCTGACACATGTAGAAAAGCAATTAGAAAAGGCCTTGGCAGATATTGAAGAACTAAAAGATAAAGTCAGGGAAAGTGAAAACTAAAAATGATTGAAACTGTGATTGCTCTTTTGATGATAGTGAACAACGAAATAAAAGAACATCGGATACAGCCGTCTATGTCTGTCTGTTTAAAGGGCAAAAGAATTGCGATGAGACAAATAAAATCAAGTAGTAATACACGCTTTGAATGCCTAAAATCCAAAGCAGAGTTGGAATTGTATTTGGGCGAAAAACATATAGTTAAGCTCATACTAAAATAGGAGTTATAAAT